AGTTCTTCGTACATCTGATGAAGCGTGCGGTAAGTGTTCGACTTCGCAAACACCATCAGCATGCGCTTCGTGACATCGTCAAGCCACACCTTCACAGGTTGATACTTGTTCAGATCAGGGTCGCCCATCGCAAGCCGAAACCACGGACGAGCAGGACTCGTTGCGCCCGCCATCATGCCCGCGCCGAGCGTGCGAAGCGATCGAGTACCCGTGTTGTCGTAGATGCTGTTGTGCCGACGCCATCCCTTGTCTCGATCCTGCCGAAAGAACCGACCGTTGCGAGGCAACAGAAACGTCGTTAGTTCCTGATAGTGAGCCCACCACGTAGCGCGCTCAGTCTTCAAATGACCCCAACGCGTAAACAACTGGTCGCGCCGCGGGGCACCTTCGTACGATTGTGCGTCGCTCGGGTGTTGACTCATTTAGGAACCCAACATCGTTGTCGTGCCAAGTGCGCCTGCCGAGGGACTTCCACGAGAGCCCGTCAGCATCGTGCTCGAAACACCCTGCTTCGAGGCCTTCTCCATGATCGATGCAATGTCAGGCTCCTTGCGGTTCGCCATGTTCTGCGCCTCCTCAGCAGAACGCTGCTGAGATCGAGCACGGTTTGCCGCGTCGTTCTGCGCACCCTTCTGTGCATTAAGCGAGTTCTTTGCGTTCGACTTCTGTGCCTGACCCTGATAGATCGAAACACCAAGTCCCGCCGCTGCTACTCCTGCGCCAATCGCGAGTGCGACTCCTGACATGAGCATGCTCCTGTGTTGATCACAATATGCGCATCGCTGCGCCTGCTGATAAGCGACTCGGGCTCGTCGGTGAATTGACGCTCGGCTTCTTCAACCGAACAAGCGGTCGAAGGCGTAATCATCGTAACACGCGTTCGATTCACAGCATAGAACATCTGCTTCCGATTCTTCTCCCCTGCGAGAACGTAGTACCCGTCCAGTTCTACCGACTCCCCGCCCGCCGTCAGCGTGCCCCGACCGTCGATGATCACAATCGTCGGCACAATCACATGCACCCCAACCACAAGCGTGCCCGCAGGCACCTCGATCGTCCGAGCGTACATGCCGCCGTGCAGCACATGGTGCACAGGCATCTCGACCTGCGGAAGGTGCGCATACTCGCGCTGCAACGCGTACAACTCCGCCTTCACACTCTCCGAAGTCGAAAGCGTGCACAGGCTCGGCGTCGGCTCGTCAGTCATCCAAGCATCCTCATGTAGGTCGTGCTCGTGCCGCGGAACCCAAGCAGTTCATACAGCCGACCGAGCCGAGACCCAATCGGCGCCGTCGCAAGCATGCACACGGAACCCAACGACACAGCCGCCGACTCCGCAGCCCGCACGAGCCGAACACCCGCCGAGCCGCGATGACGCGGAAGGATGTACGCGCTCTCGACAATCGTCACCCGCTGCCCGTAGTGCGGGTTGATCGTCGTGAGCAGGATCGCGAAACCCACAAGCAGGCCGCCCGAGTCAACGCGCAGGATCGTCGAAACGCCCGCCTCCTCCAGTCGCTCGTAATGCTGCCGCTGCGGACTCGGCGTCGGCATGCCCTCGTAGCCGCCCTCGTAGCCGTAGGATCCCGAGACATGCTCCCACTCGGGATCGTCCCACAGTTCAGCGATCGGGCAGATGTTGATCGTCGTCGTGCTCATTCGCGCACCTTCGCATACGGGTCGTAGTCGTCGCGCTCCGATGCGCGCGTGATGCGTGCCGTTTCGATCGCCGTACGCTTGCGCACGGGGTACGCGAAGGTCAACGCCAACGCGTCGGCGAGGTCAGGCGATGCGCCGCCCTGAAGCCGTTTCTTGATTTCATCCTTCGACTCCAACGCCTTCCGCCCCGCAGGATCGAACCAGTAGACGGGCGTGCTCAGTTCCGTCTTCAGCCCCACATCGTTCGGGATCGCGCCGCCCGACATGATCCACTCGCGCATCAGCCACCACATCTCGGTGCGACGGTTGACGAACTGCTCGGGCAGCATCGGACGCCCCCCAAACGGCACCTCCACCACATCGAAGTCTAGTTGCCGCAGCCGATCGATGACGCCTGCGCCCGCGCCCGCATCGCAGAACACGGCATCAGGCGAATGCTGCTCGATCAGGTTCGCACAGCGCGCAGCAACCTCCATGTTGTCGAGCCCGCGCCACACGGTCGGGCTGTACGCCTGCAAACCGCGCCGCATGATCAGCACGCTGCGATCGCCGCCGAACCGCGCAGGGTCGATGCCGACGATCAGCGGGGCGTCGGCGACATCGCGCTCGGTGTACACGCGCCGCGCTGCGTTCTCGGCGTCGGTCAGCCCGATCAGTTGATCGTCGCCCGCCGCGGCGAAGTCGCACAGGTACTCGCGCGCAAACGCCTGCTCGGGCATGTCGCGGCGCAGGCGCTGCACCTCGTCCGCGTCGATCGCTTGCGTGTCGTAGACGGTGTAGCGCGCCGCCTTCCAGTCGGGCAGCGCTGCCGCGCGCGCGAACAACTCGGAGAAGAGGTTGACGCCGTTGGGCGTGCCGATGAACATCGCCCATCCCTTGCGGTCGGACAGCGCGGGCTGCACGATTTCTTGCCACACCTCGGGCTTGATTTGCGCGACCTCGTCGATCACGCAGCCGTCGAGCCGCACGCCGCGCATCGCGTCGGGATTGTCGGCGCCGATCAGGCGGATGGTCGCGCCGTTGTGCCTCATCGCCACGACAAGGTCGGCCTCGTTGTATGTGACCGCGCCCGCGACCTCAAGGGGGCGCAGGCGGTGCTTCAGGCGAGCCCACGCGATGGCTTTCGCTTGCCGTTGAAGAGGCGCAATGTAGGTGAACAGGCCGAGCGGCAGCGCGCAGCGAAGCGCCTTGTCGATTAGTTCCATCAGCGCCAGTTCCGTCTTGCCCGCGCGCCTGTGCAGGGCGAGCACGGTGAACCGTGCCCGCGTGCGGTGGCATTCGCGTTGCCACTCTCGCGGCGCGTAGTCGAGCGTGATCGGCGCCGACGCGCTCACGCGTCAGGCACGCCCGTGAGCACGGTAATCGCGACGCCGCCCGCATGGTCGAGCGCCACACGATCGCCGTACAATTTCGGCAATACCTTCGCGAGCAGCCACTTGCGGGAATCGACGCGCAGCCGTTGGTGCTGTACCGCTGCGCCGTCGATGCGGCCATCGGGCGCCACTGGCGGCAGTTCATCGCCGATGGTCAGCACCTCGTCAGCCCAACGCTCCGCGAGCATGTGCCGAGCGCGCGTGTAGTGGGCGGCAAATCCCTCCCGATCATCAATCACCCACTCTCTCACAGTGCTCGCGGGCGGCATTCCCTCCTCTCGGCAGATGGAGAGCAGTGACGCGCCTTCCGCCATTCGACGGCATACCTCGGCTGCTACGGCATGATCGTAAACGCAGGGGCGCCCGCGAGGGCGTGTGACTAGGTGCTGCGGGGGTGCTTTCTTGCGTGGCATGGTGTTGGTTTTCTGTTGGAACTGGCGCGAATTTCAAGGCAGCGCCGAGCGCCACCCTCGGGCTTCGGCTGCGGCTTCAGGTGTGCCGTGTGTGCCTGCGGCGACTTCAAGGGCGCAGACGAGCGTGCGTGCCTCGTCACGCTCTCCGAGGATCCTGCGAGCCCTGCGCTCGGCGTCAGCCTGCGCAGCCTGTGCGACGATCGTAGCGGCTCGGGCTGCGGCTGCTGCGCTGCGTGTGCTCATAGGGGGCGCCTGCTCTCGCGTTCGCGTAGGGGCGAGGCGAAACCGCGCGTCTGTACGGATTCGATTTCGCGGGCGCCTGCTTCGGAGTCTGCTACGGGCGTGCCTGATCCTACCCATATGCGAGAGGCGCCGCGAGCGCGCAGTGCGTCGCGCAGAGAATCGTGCGCATGCGCGTGCTCGCGATGCGATCGTGTGATGGCTGCGGCGCGCACGACGCCGAGGGTTGGATGTAGGCCGACGGCTCGGGTGATCAGGGTCATGGTCGGGGCGTGAGTGGTGCGGCTCGGGCGACTAGCACTAGGTCGAGCCCTGCGAGTCGGGCGATGTCGATGGCGAGCGCGAGTGATGGCATGCGCTGCCCTGTCACCGTGTCGGGGGAGGCGAGCAGGCATTCGCAAGTGTGGGATGCGCAGACCTCGGCAGCGTGTGCGGCGCGGGTGAGGGCGTAGCGGCTAACGCCGTGCTCGTTCAGGTGTGCGGTGACGGCGCCTTTCCATGCGGCGGCGTCGGTGATGGGGTAGGCGTGTTCGGTGAGCATTTGGGTGTTCCTAGTGTAGGTGAACTGGCGTGGGTGTAAAGCGAAACCGCCCCGATTGTGTCGGGGCGGTTCGGGCCGCATTGCGACCTATCCGAGCGGCAGAGTGTAGGTGCCGTTGCTTGGGTTTAAAGTGGGCGGTCGCCGCGGGCTGCGAGGGTAGGCGCGCAGAACTCGCGCACCTCCTTGATTGAGCACGGCGTGTCGCAGTGCCCTGCGTTTGCGCGCAGCGCCTCGGTGAGCAGGTCGAGCAGTGCGAATTTGCTGAGGCGCGCGAGCGCTTCACAGTCAGGGGCGCCGAGGTGCAGGGGTTGTTTTTTGTTCAGTGGCAGGTACATGGGGGGGGTTCCTTAGCGGTAGAAAGAGCGGGCGATCGAGTAGCCGAGCGTGAGCGCGGCGAGAATGACGAGAACAAAGGCGAGGTCGAGCATGGTTGGCATAGTGGGTTTCTTTCAGGCGGTGGTTTGGGCGCGGTAGGCGGGGGTGAGCATGTAGGGACTCTACCCCCTCTATCGGTAGGATGCAATG